GCACTCGAGGGGACGATCTTCGAGGGGCTCACAGGCTTTGAGAATGTGGAGGATACCCGTGGACCACATGAGATCATCAAGTTTCCCGGACGTGAACCCGGAAATGGTCAGAGCCCTCCAGAGGGATCTACAGAGCCGCCTACAGAGGGAGCTTGAGCAGAGGATCATCGAGGAGGGGCGTGATCCTGCCGTGGTGGAGACAAGGCATGGTGGGGGCCTACCCGATAGACCCTGAGGAGGAGCCCATCGAGAACGTCTATGCCATCGACAGGGCTCAGCTCAACAAGTTCATGTTCCTCGACAGCGAAGCGTGGCTTACTTTCAGGAGGAGAGACGATGCCGGAGCGCAGGAGGCCTGCTCTGATGGTCGAGGGGGGCACACTGCATGTGAGCCTCCGCAGGACGGTCCAGCTACAGGCGTATGAGCCGTTCACGATGGAGATCGCCGTCGACGCGCCGCTGCCTGCCGACAGGCCGGTAGACGCCGTCGCTACCGAGGTGATTGATTGGGTGAGCACCCGGCTCGACCGGGAGTTTCAGGAGCTGGAGGAGAGCCGTGGCTAACGTGAAGAAGCTGAGCTCCCTTGAGCTCAGGATCGGGGCCACCCGAATCGAAGTCCCCGAGCTGGTCATGGAGGGGAGCTGTGCTGGCTGTTGCCGGACAGCCTGTGAGCTCCCTGTGGAGACCGGACAGCCCTCTCCCTACGCCGTGGTCGAGACCTTCGGCAACTTCGGGCCGATCACCGTCGACATACCGATGGGGCAGGTCCGGGACTTCAACGTAGAGGGGGAGGCTCCCGGCTATTCCGTGGTGACCATGACTGTCGACGCCTCGGACGCCGTCCGTTGGGCTCGGGACCTCTGTCCGTGCTGGAACTGCCGTATCAGGAGAGCTGTGAGGCGTCTCTGGAGACGGCTCACCGTTCGTGACAAGGGCCGCAAGGTCCGCTCTTTCAAGGAGGTGCCCCATGGTGAGGGCAGCTAAGGTCACGCTCAACAGGAGCCGTGGCCGCAGAGTCAAGGCGGAAGCTGGATTCACTGGAGGCGGGTTCTGGAAGCCGACATCGGGCCGGAACGTCGTCAGGGTCTTCATGTTCGAGCACGTCGTCACGGAGGACGACTTCGAGAACCGGCTCTACCTGCCCGAGGAGGCAGAGGTCGGCCAGACGAGCGGCGAGTGGGTCTATGAGGGCGCTGTCCACTTCGGCGGCGGGGACATGATGAACTGCAGCGGCAGGGACTGCCCCCGCTGCAAGCTCCGCAAGGAGCTCATGCAGGAGCTCGGCAGCGATGACAAGCGGGTCAAGGACCTGAAGCCGTCTCGCCGCTTCTACATGAACGCGGTCCCCGTCAACGAGAAGTCGCCCCAGATGGCCATCTGGGGTGCGCCCCAGACCGTCTACGAGGCCATCGCCTCGATCATCTTCGATCCGGACTACGAGGACGTGATCGAGGAGGAGGTCTTCGGCTACGAGGGCCGCGACTTCATCGTCGAGTATGATCCCTCTGAGACCCCGGCAAACATGTATCAGGTCAAGCTTCGTGACGCCAACAGGTGTGTGGAGCTGGACTCTGACACGGTCGGGGAGCCTCAGGACCTGTTCGCCGTCGAGGTCCTGCAGCCGGGCTGGTCGAAGGCTGACAAGAAGGGCGACAAGGCCTCTCGGAGCCGGAAACAGCAGGAGTCCGCGCCCGAGAAGGCCGAGGAGCCTGAGGAGCCCACGTCCAGCAACGTGGACCCCGAGGAGGTCCTTGAGGAGATCGACGGCATGAAGAAGTCCGAGCTCACGGCCCTCGCCGGGAGCATCGGGCTGGAGCTTCCCTCCGGAGCTATCAAGGCCGTCGTCAAGGAGCTCGTCACCGACTGGTGCAACAAGCAGCTCGGCAACGAGCCCGAGGAGAAGGAGGAGAAGCCTGCTCGTCGTCGGGCTGCTGCAGCAGAGGAGCCCGAGGACCCCAAGGCTGCGGTCGCTGAGGACCCCGAGAACGGTGTGGGCCTCGTGATCGAGTTCAACGGGGCCGACGACGACGGCAAGCCCGTGAAGGTCCACGGGAAGGTGACCCAGATCGACGACGGCCTGATGGTCGTCCCGGCCTCTGACGGCTACGAATACACCGTCAAGCCGGACGGCGACTGGTCGATCTACGACGGATGACGTGCTGATGGGGGGTCAGGAGCCCTAAGGCCTATCTGACCCCCTGTCCCTCTCCCAGAGGAGAGCCTCAGCTTGGCAGGTGCCATGAAGCCAGATCGTGACCTCCAAATCCGGTTCCTCGCCGGGATGACGGACACCGACAAGGGCCGACAGGTCTACCGCTGGCTCCGTCCTGAGCTGTTCGAGGATCGGGCTGCTCAGGTAGTCGCAGACGCATTCAAGAGGAGCTACGAGCGGTCTGGCGTAGCTCCAGCTCCTTCAACCCTCAGGGGTCTGGCGAAGGGGACCGACAGCTCTCTCAACGGTGAGCTGGAGGTGCTCACACGTCGGGTCTACGGGACGGAGGTCGATGATTGGGATTCCGTTTGCGATCTTGCCGCTGAGTGGCAGCGTGGTGTGGCTGTGGAGGATGCTCTCTACGAGGCCATCGACCTCACGCGACGTGGCTCCTTTGAGGCTGCTCAGGAGCTCATCGCTGAGGCCTTCTCGGTCGGCAACCGTGAGGTCAGAGAACGGATCGGCCTCACGGGTGGAGTGCAGAGGGCCTCCGAAGGTGAGCCCACACCTACGATGCTCGGTCTCGACAAGCAGCTAGGTGGGGGCCTCAGAGCCGGTGAGCTGGGGGTGGTGATCGCCCCTCCGAAGGGAGGCAAGAGCGGCACCCTCGTCAACATCGGTTACGCTGCCGTGATGCACGGCAGGAGGCTCCTCCATGTGACGCTTGAGCTCAGCGCCCACAAGACCCGTCAGCGTTACCTGATGCGGCTCTTGGGGCGCACGAAGCCCGAGCTGGATGACGACGATGTCCCCGAGCGTGTAGAGGCCCTCCTGCGGAGGGTGATGGGGGACGTGACTATCGAGGCCTTCCCGACACGCTCGGCAGGCCTCATGCGCCTCAGGGACCTGCTGCAGGAGCGATCCTACGACATGATGATCGTCGACTACGCAGACCTGATGCGCCCCGAGAGGGCCTACAGTGAGACTAGACACGCTCTGGCCGACATCTACTACGGTCTCAGAGGGCTGGCCGGGCAGTTTGGGATGCCCGTGTGGACGGCCAGCCAGACGAATCGACATGGAGCCGGTGATGAGCCCATCACGATGAGGGACTTCGCCGAGTGCTTCGAGAAGGCCGCTGCCCTCGATATAGGGCTGGCCCTGAATCAGGACACGAAGGAGAAGGACGCTGGGGTGGCCCGGCTCCATCTCCTGTTGAATCGGGACGGTGAGGGGGGCCTGACGGTCCCCTGCAACGTGGACTGGACCCGGATGACGTTGACCCCGTACAAGCAGGCGAGGAGGAGGGCGAGGTGATCCGGAAGCTCCTCTACCCCCTCCAGTTCCTTGCCGTGGCCCTCGTCCTGCTGCTCATCATGCGTCGTCTCAAGGAGTGGTATCAGGTCGACTTCTGAGGAGGAGAAGGAATGTCCATACGGAAGGTGATCTTTGTGGGGGAGAACGCCGCTCAGAGACTCCTCCTTGCCGGGCTCTGGAGCCGTGGATGGAGGCTACGCCGGTTACCATCGACATAGCCGGGTTCTCCGGGCTCACTGTGAGGGAGATCGACGATGAGATTCTCCTAATGGCCGATGACAAGCATGTCCTCGCCGTCCTCCGTTGAGAGATACCCGAGATCGAGGAGGAGAGCCCCGATGGCCAGCGTCTATGACCCGAGAGAGGGCCGCTGCCTCGTCGCCGTCTGGCGAGACGGGCAGTGGCAGTGCTACAAGGGGGTGCTGGAGGAAATGGAGCTGCAGGTCGAGGCTCCTGACAGCATTCTGTTCTCGGACCCCAACAGTATCTACACCCGGCAGGGAGGCAGTGAGCTCTCCCACCTGCACCTCTCGATGAGACCCATCGAGTTCAGGGAGGCTGAGGGCATCCAGTTCCTGCCCGACTGCATCGCTGATGGCTGGTGGATGGAGGACGGGGACCCTGAGGAGGACTGGAGGGCTGACCAGATGACGGCAGACCTGCATCTCATGGTCACCCGGTCATACCACACAGGGCAGCTCGTCACCTTCGAGGGGGTAGAGGGCTTCGAGGTGCCCTCAGATCGTGTGTCCCTGTCAGGAGGCGTCTTCGGTGGACCTTGACCTACTGATCGAACTGCAGGCCCGGACGGACCCCTTCGTGGTCTGGGCAACCTCTGACATCCATCAGGGGCTCCCCGGACACCCGGCGAACGACACGACACCGGGCTTCAGGGACGAGTGGAAGTGGATCGTCGAGCCCAAGCTCATCCTCGGTGACGCGACGGCCACGATCCAGTTCCCTGACCTGCCCCCTGAGCTCATCATCGTGCCTGACGTGGCGGGCAATCACGACCGCTGTCTGGGAGCTCCTCGGAGCCTGAGGATCGGCGACACGGAGTTCCTGCACGGGGACCTGTTCGATCCGTGGGTGCATAAGGTCGTCGGACGCCCTGTGACGTGGGCTGTCGGCAAGCTGGAGAAGAAGTGGCCGAACGCTGACTGTGTGCTGGACTCGTGGGCTCTGAAGCTGTTCGTCCGGGGTGGTCGCTACGGTCGGGCACAGCACTACCTGAAGGCTGCAGCAGCCTATGGCAAGGCGAGAGGGGCCAAGCAGGTGGTCTTCGGCCACCTCCATGAGCTCATCCACAACGTGACGGTCGATGGCATCCGGATCACCTGCACAGGCTGCTACTGTAACGACCGCAGGGACATCGTCCCCATCGTCGTCAACGCAGTGATCTCTAAGCAGAGGGGGTCACATGGTAGCACCGATGGAGAGGTTCTTTGACGAGCTCGTCGACGGCGTCGTGAAGCTGTTCGACGGCAAGATGGACTCGACCGAGCGAGAGGACTTCAAGGAGCTCCTCTCAGACCTCGTCGAGGCCACAGGAGAGACCGTGGGGCTGGCGACCTTTCAAGAGCGGATGATCCTGCTCTTGGCGATCATCATCCTCAAGGTCGTCATCAAGCGGCTCAAGAGAGCCGAGGAGGTGGAGGATGGATGACGCGCTCGAAGCGCAGCTCGTCTCGCTCGGCGCGCACGTGCTCGTGGCGCTGGCCGCCATCCTCGGCGCGCTGGTGCTCCGGGAGGCCATCTGCCACAGCGCGCAGGCCCCGCCGGCGACCCGCGACGAGCGGTGGGACGCCGCGATGGCCGAACTGG